CGCCAAAAGAAATGCACGCGGTTAACTTTGATAGTTCAGGAGCAAGCGAATTATTAGAAATATTGCCAGTCATTAGTCAAAATGTTGGGGATATTAAAGGGGGTTTGGCATCTGGCCAATTTATAAATATTCAATTTGATATTAATTCTGTGGCGGGGTTAAATTTTGATGCTGATATAGTTGTTAGGTTGTATGTTTATGAATCCTCTGGCAATAAGTTTTTAAAAGGATCAAGCACAATTTCACCATATTGGGAAAATGCGGCGGCAGCCACAGAGAAGTATTATGAAAAAACCTTAGTAATCCGGGGAAATAATAATGTAGCAAAGGAACGTGTTACAATGTCAACTCCAATAATACCATATGAAATGTCAAGCGTTATAATTGCACTTGAATTGGTGATGACAAATATTAGAAAAGCACCATCGAATGGAACCTTGGTTTTTTTCTTAGAAGATACCGTTGTTGCTGTTCCGGAAGATATTGAAAATGTCATAGAAAGTATATCCGCAACTAATCCCAACACAAAATTCACAAAAGATTTGCAATTGAACAATTTAATAATCAATGAAGGGAATAGTGATATACAAATAAACAATTTAACGGTAGATAAAAACTATAATGGTGGGGCTTTTGATCTAGGGATTGATAGTCTTTGGGATGGTAGTTTTCCTTTAAATGGAAATTTAAGTTCGTTGAGAATTATGGAAGCGATAAGTTTGCAATATAAGCCATTGCAAAAGTATATGGGAGACTTTGTAGGCGGGTATTATCCTTATCAAACAATCCCTTACAACAACGTTGTTTTTGCTGCCAGTAAAGTAACCATTAATTATTTAGCAGATGAAATAAGTGGGGAATGGTTTGAGGTGTTGATTTCAAGAGTGGGGTTATCTAGTAGCACCATTGGCGGCGGAATTACCGTTGGACAAGATGAAGTTGAAAACCAACTAAGAAAGTCAAGGGAGTTAGAAAGAGGGGTTGGCATATTAGATTCAGACATTTTGCCTAACACGGGTATTCTTTCAATAGATATAAACTCACAAGGCGATATTAAAATTGGCGATAAAATACAAATATTAAGTGAAACTGGGGATGTATTTCTTGAAATTACATCTACTCAAGATTTGAATAATACTGGGGCTGGTGCAACTTTAGCGGTTGAAAGTTTTGATCTTGATTTTGAAATCCCAAGTGGTAGCCGTATAGTTTACGGATTTAAAAAAATGTATTTTTCTGAAAAAATAAGATTTGATACATTACAAACAACATTCGTAACCACAGCACCGACAACGCTAGAGGATATGAGACACGGAGAAATTAGATTTATTGGGCGGAATATTTATGTAAGAGATGGTGAATTATTATACAGACATCACGGTTCACAGTACAACCCGTAATGCCAACAATGCCAAAGCGGGTTCATTCCATTAAGGAATACAACCCTAGAAAAGAAAAAACTAATTGGTTGAAAGACCAAGAAGATTTAAAATTCTACAATACCCAGGCTTGGCGAAAATTGTCAATATCCTACAAAATGACAAACCCTGTGTGTGAGGTGGACCAATGTACACAGCCATCATATTACACGGATCACATAAAGCCGGTATCTGAGGGCGGTGATAAATGGGATACCAATAATTTTCAAGCACTTTGCAAAAGTTGCAACGCATCCAAAACTGCTAAACAATCAAAAAGGTAAAATAAATTACATACAATTAACTTGCTTAATAATTTAATTTGCACTAAATGATTGGTGATGTTGTATATTCTTTATTAAACGTTTCGGCGATTACTAGTTTAGTTGCACAACTGAACTATGGAATTTCGGCACAAGAGGATCTATTTCCGCGTGTAATAATCACAGAAAGCGGAACACCAGAGAACTTCAAAGATGGTTATTCAATTATCAATCACGATGTTGAGATAAATATATACGCATCGAAAGGCAAAGATGGCAACGCTGGATTCCTGGAAGCGTCAAACATTGCTGATGCAATAGAAACGATTTTGCACCGGTATAAAGGAACCGTAAACGGCAAAGATGTGAAGCAAACATTGTTGAGCAATCAAGAAATTTTATTTGATAATGCCAGCCAATGTGCAAGGGTAATTATGGAATATAGTATAAGACAAAGTAAAATATAAAAAAATGGCAATAACATTAGACAACCTGGTAGGGATGGAAGGCGGCAAGTACACAGACGGTACACTTGCAGCAACGGCATCAGATAATTTTCAATTTTTGGTAGTAAACGAAGATGCGGTATTCACAACATTAACAGATCAAGATGATACCGATGTATTAGCTGAATGGGCTATAAGCGGCAAAACAATCACCAAGGGTATGATATTAGGCCCAAAGGGTGAAAAGGCGTTTAAAAGCGTTGTTTTAGCAAGTGGGAGCGTATTATTAATTAAAGGATAATATGTACGGGTACGGTTACCGGTATGGCAATCTATCTGATGATGTCAGTGTTGGTCAGATAATATTTGATGCCTACAAGTTAAGAGTACTGGCAGACGGAGGAGTAGTAGAAAATAAGAGTTGTACCATAGCATTTTTAGATAGTTTACAATGAGTTTATACGATGACGCTAGTTTAATAGCCTACCCAAGTGGGTACAAAGAGAGTAAGAGATATGCTCAGAAGCCAGTAAGTGGAGCGGGAGACCTAACCTTCTCAAGAGCTAGCTCTGCTACAAGGACAAATAGTGAAGGGTTGATAGAGACGGCTGCTATTATTGGGGGTGAATTAGTTGTTAATGGTGATTTCGCTAGCGACACTGCATGGACTAAATCTGCAAACTGGTCAATAGCTGACGGCAAAGCAACAAGTACTGGCAGCGGAAGAATGTTTCAATCTTTGCCTTATTTAGAGTTAAACGTAGGCACTCAAGTTATAGTTAGCTTTGACATAGTAGACCGCACATCTAACGGCGTGGTCGTTGATTGTTACGGTGCAGTATCGCCTTGATCTTCGGAGGTAGGGAGCTATTCATTTATAGGCACAACAACTAACGTTACGAATATTTACATAAATAATTCTGGTGCAGGTAACTTAATAGGCTCAATAGACAACGTAAGCGTAAAAGAATACACAACCTCAAACATCCCTCGCATAGACTACTCTAACGGATGTGGGTCTCTACTTTTAGAACCGACGAGAACAAATTTAGTTACTCAATCGGAGGACTTTAGTAATGCGGCTTGGCAAGTGTTTAGAGGTTCTGTAGCAGCTAGCACAACAATATCACCAGAAGGCATTTACAATGCTTATCGGTATGAAGAAAACGCCGATACTGGTCAGCACTTTATAAGAACTCAAAGTATTGCAATGTCAAGCGGCTCACAATACACAGCAAGTGTATTTGTAAAGGCGGCAGAGTTGACATCAATCAGTCTCGGTTCAAACAATAACTCTCTATGGTCTGCGTCTGCTACCTTTAATCTTTCGACGGGTTTAGTTACGGCTGGCAGCGGAACGATTGAGCCTATGGGGAGCGGTTGGTATAGGTGTATTATTAGCGGCTTATGTTCAACGACATCTACAAATGTAGGAGTTGAGATAACTACATCAAATGGTACTGGCTCGTCAGGAGATGGTATAGATTTATATGGAGCACAACTAGAACAAGGCTCTTACCCAACCTCATACATCCCAACAAGCGGAAGTGCTACCACTCGTATAGCAGACACAAGCAGCACTACGGGGCTAAGTAGTATTATTAATAGTACTGAGGGGGTTTTGTTTTTAAATATAGCTGCTTTATCTAATGATGGTACTTATAGGTTAATGAATATTATAGACGAGTCTAATGTTAACAATTTTATTTATCTTGGGTATAAAGACACATCAAATACAATTAGAACAAGAATAGAAGTTAGCGGAGCTGCATCTACCGATATGGAATTTGTTTTATCAAATGAAACTGAATTTAATAAAATTGCCGTTAAATGGAAAGCTAATGACTTCGCATTATGGGTAAATGGTGTTGAAGTGGCTACAGATTCTTCGGGAGTTAGTTTTACTGCTAATACATTAGATAAATTAAGTTTCGATAGAAATGGAAGTTTAAATTTCTACGGCAAATGCCAAAACGTAATGGTCTTCCCCTCAGCACTAACAGACGAACAACTTACCGATTTAACGGGCACACCACACAAGAGTTTTACTTCATTAGCATTATCACTAGACTACACAATATTATAATATGGCAGAACCATCTTTACAATTAGGAAACGGGAATTGGGCAGGAAAGTCTGGCAACCTTCTAGCATACCACAAGGTAGATAATAACTTCTATGCGGATGAATTAACGTTCGCTAGAGCGAGTACGGGTACTATAGTAAACGCTGAAGGGCTTATTGAAGAAGTGCCGTACAATTTGATAGAGCAATCAAATACTTTTAATGCTACTTGGTCTGTTGGAAACTCAACAATAACTGGGGGTCAAGCGGACAAAGACGGGGGTACTTCTGCTTGGGTTATTGCGTCTACTACTATTGGTTCAGAAACAAGAATTAGACAATCGCAAACTTTTACGGTGGGCGAAGTAATTGCATTATCTTGCTATATGAAGGCTGGTACTGTAAATTTTGGAATTGTTAGAACCTACTCAATAGCTGGGGGGGGGCGTGTATGGTTTAACTTACTAAACGGAACGGTAGGCACAGAGAATAGTGGTCTTACTGGCAGTATTGAAAGCGTAGGTGGCGGCTGGTATCGTTGCAGTATTACGGGAGTAGTTACCAATACGGGAGCTATTGACATTGCACCAGCACCAGCAGATAACGATTATTTAGCTGACGCAGTTGGTGAAAGCATATACATCCAAGACGCACAACTAAACTCAGGCTCAACGGCTAAAACATACTACCCTACTACGACTCGTTTAAACATACCGAGAGTAGATTACCTTAACAATTCAAACGGGTCTTTAAAATTAGAACCTCAGAGAACTAATTTGGTTACTCAATCAAGCGACTTTAGTAATGCGGCGTGGGATGAGGATGGAGTTACAATAGCTGCAAACAATACGACAAGCCCCGACGGTACTACAAATGCTGATAAATTTTTAGAAACTGCGGTTAATGGTATACACCTAATAAATAATACATCTCCAATTACCGCATCAGCAACAAGTACCGCAAGCGTTTTTTACAAAAAGGGAACTAGAAGATATTTTTCTATAAAAATACTAATAGGCTCAAATAGCTATACGCAAGTTTTTGATTCGGAAGGTCTAACAACTGGTGGTAATAGTTCAAACGGACTTACCAATGTTGTGACAAAAATAGAAGATTACGGTAACGGATGGGTTAGAGCTTCAGTTGCTGGAACATCAGCAAGCGGTACATCAACTTATGTAATAATAGGACTTAGCAATTCTTTAAACCCAACTTTTCACCCAACTAATTATAACCCTACTTATCAAGGAAGTGTAACGGATTATGGATATTTTTACGGAGCAATGCTCGAGGCTGGCTCCTACGCTACTTCGATAATCCCCACCTCAGGCACTACGGTGACTAGGATTCAAGACACAAGCAGCACTACTGGCTTGAGTGATGTGATAGGACAAACGGAGGGTACTTTGTTTGTTGAGATATCAGCGTTTAGTGGAGCGAATACTGACCGACAAATCAGCATTAGCGATGGCGGAACTTCTAATAGAGTAGTGATGGCTCTATTATACAATGGTACGCAAATACAATTCGTAGTAGCGAGTGGCGGCTCAATTACTGTAAACACTACACAGACCATAGCTACAATAACAAGCGGAACGAAAATTGCTTTTGCATACAAGGCAAATGATTTTAAGATTTACGCAAATGGTTTGTTAATTGCAAGCGATACAAGTGGAGCAGTTCCTATCGGATTGGACACTTTAGGATTTGACAGAGGTGACGGAAACGATGTTTTCGAAGGCAACGTTAAAAACCTACAACTTTACAAAACAAGATTAAGCAATACAGAACTAGCAACACTAACAACAATATGATATTTAATAAATACGAATTTACCGACGAGCAATGGTCGACCATTAGACCAACTCTTTATAACACAGACGAAGAGGGCAACCAAACTTTAATACCTGAGATAACGGCGGTTATGGAAATTGGGCATATATGCTTTGCTTATAGCGAGGGAGAAGAACCCGTATGTACTGACCTAAGTACTATGTTCGCTGTTGATATGCTCTTAAACGAGCCAGTAGATAGCCTAGAGGCTTATATTGTATGGCCTGACCCAGTAGGAGTTCATACCTTTGCTGGAGATGACTCGCTTTATCTTAAAGGGTATTGTATTGCTAACACTGATAGCCCGTTCTGCGTGTTTCGAGATGTAGATTTATCTTAGCACTATAGTACCTACATTGGTATTATCTTTTGCCCCAATTAAGGTCA